TAATTGATCGTTTGTCGCATCGATAAACGCTACATCGGTTGAATTGAGAGCGGTGATTGATGGGACACCGACAGTAGCGATAGACAATCCCGAACCGATAAGCGACCATGTTGATCCGTCCCATCGGTAGGTTCGTAATTGATCGTTTGTCGCATCGATAAACGCTACATCGGTTGAATTGAGAGCGGTGATTGATAGGCGACCGACAGTAGCGATAGACAATCCCGAACCGATAAGCGACCACGTTGATCCGTCCCATCGGTAGGTTCTAAGCTGATCATTGGTATTGTCAATGAATGCGATATCTGTTGAATTGAGAGCGGTGATGGTTGGTGTCCCCGGATTAAGCGGGATCGTCAACCCCTCTCCTACCTGCGACCAATATGAATTAGCCACATCAAACGGTACAAACCGACTGATCCCGACAATTTCTCCGATGATGTCAAGCTGTGCACCGACAGCCAGATCAAGATCGAACTGTGTGCCAAACTCGTTGAAGATGTCGCGGATCTTCTCCCACGTGGCGGCTTGCGCGGCGATCTCGGCTCGTGCGTTCGTTTTCTCCCAATACTGTTTGATCAGGAGATTTACGTAGGCGTCTGTAAATTCGCTCATTCTGCTGGCTCCAACCGACCGAACCAGCTACAGGCTACCGTTGCGGACTTGTTTGTCGTGTGAGTACATCCCACAACAGTTCCCTCACGGTATCGGATCATATCTGGAAAATTGAATGCAACGGCTCCATTCTGCATCCCGATAGATGCGATAGGTATAAACACAAGTGGATCATTGTACTGATGACTGTATATCTCATTTGCGACAAGTCGCATCTGAGTAGTAGTATCAGCGGTCGCACTAACGGAGCTACCGACCGCACCATCGACATATAAAACCATCCCCTTTGGTACAATACGGAACGATGACGAGCATCGGGTTTCGCCAATGGCGATCTGACTATATACGTTGCCAGACCCGTCTTGAATAGTGATCGTACCTACCGCTGAGGCCGCTTGTCTTTCGGCAGTGTGAGCACACTGGACAAACTTCGCCCGCTGGGGGAGTGGTACGGGTGTCAACCCTCCCATGATGATCTCACTGTCAACGGGTACAAGGTTTCGATCAACATAATGAACGTGGAGATATTCGATTCCCGTTCCGCCCGGTCCGTCTTGTGCCGATGTACTCACAACATACAACTGTACCCCGCCGACACCGCCCAGCTTGATCGCGCCATCGGGCCACACTGGAAAACGGGTTTCTGCTCCCGTGGTGGTTCGTTCACCGAATGCTGCGATGAATTCCGCGCCGGGGTACATACCACGGGCAATATTGATCGGCTCCCGGCGCATTAGGTCCGCTTCGTTGATCGTCTCCCCATCGCTGGCAATGATCCGCCCGGTACGTGGCGGATCGGTGCGTAGCTGTTTCGAGAATTCCCCCGCCTGTGACGTGGTGAACGTCAGCAGCAGGATCAACAACAGGGTACGTTTGATCATGGCGGTGTGATGTCCGTGATGGTGATGTTTGCCACATCGATTGAGAATATCCCGTCATAGCCCGGTGACAACGCGCCATCGGTGTACGTGACATCATCGTCGCTGATCTCCAACAACGTGACCGTGTACGTGCTGGACGGGATGCTGTATGCATCGGCGTAGAGTTGCCCGGCTGATACGCCGGTTCCGATCTCAAAATCGTGGGCGGCGATGGCGGCTTTGATCGCCGGCAGGTCCAATGTGGAACCCACCTCCCCCTCAACCGTGAGGGACACGTACAGCGGCACATCGACCGGGCGATCAAATTCCATCGTGTGAGTGATGTAATAGACTGTCCCGTCCGGCTTATAGAGCGTTTCCACATAATCGCCGGAGACGGTACCTTTTAATCCTGTCCCGCCTGTTTTATTTTTGGCGATGGTTTCCACGATGTCCGCAACCGTACCGCCCTCGATCACGATCCACAGAGTATGGGGAGCGATGTTGCGTAATACGTCCGTTGTGTCTTGATCATTCTCGTAGATCACCAAATCTGTCACACCGGCCACACTGCCTAGGGCGGAAAATAACCCCCCTGTGGTCGATGTAGCAGGCGCTTGAAGCGACAAAGCACGGCGGGTCCGTAGCTCTGCGTCGGTTTCTTCATCAACGCCCACCGTAGCCGCTGCTGCGTTTGTGACGGATATCACACCGATCACGATGGTCGACGGAGTGGTCACGGTTGCGGCATCCGCTTCAACCGCGCCGAAATTCTCAGCAACTAGGGTGACAGCGTTCGCCCCGGCGGTCATGATCAGTTCTTCCGTGGTGACCCACAGTTGCCTTAAGTCATCCTCCACAGCGTACCCGACCGGCAGCGTGAGAACTCGATCCGTGGTGATCGTTACGTCAACCTGCGAACGAGTGGCCGGGCGGCGGGACGGCCCCGCCAGTTTGATGATTTTGTTCAGCATCCCGCCGATGGCGAAATCTGGATCGAACTGGTTATACAATGCCAGCGCAAACGATTGGATATCGAGCCGGGCTTTTGCCTCGATCCCCACACGCTGACCATCCGGGCTATCGGGGTCGAGATTGATATCGGCGCCGTAAATCGTGCGGTACGCTGCGGCCAGTTCCTCGAAAATCTCATCGTAGGTCTGGATGGTCAAACCGGTAGCGGTGAATTCGAGTGTCATGGTAATGACAAGACCTCATTTGATTGAGTGCTATAGACATCGGTGATCGTCAATTCGATTTGCGCCGCCCGGTCGATCACTTGGACGATGCGCAACCGGTCAATAGTGCGCACCCCTTCGGTTGTCAAAACGACACGCTCGATCTCACGCAGCACCCGCGCCTCGTTGTTCCGTTCGCCCAACATGGTCAACCATGGCAACCCGACCGCTGTATCCGCAAACCAATCATCGGTGAATGAGCGGAGCCGGGTTAATACGTTTTGGCGGATCGCGGCGGACTGGCGGAGGTAGACCGCCCGGCCCTTACCGAATCTCCAATCTCCGTCAGCGTTTAATCCTGCCACTCGCATTATGTGGGCGCTCCAGTGGTACCCGGTGCCGTTGTAACCGGGTGCGTGTGACTCTTGAGGCTAATCGTTCCGGCTACAACATCGCCTGTTGTGGTAATGTCGCCAGATGCTACCATCGGTCCACCCATCGGGCCGGAGAAACTGGCGGCGGCGATATTACCGGAACAGATGATATTGCCGGTCACATTCAGATCCCCGGTCAAGATGAAATCACCGGTCATGGTGAAATCACCGGTATGAGTATAATCTCCCTCCTGTACCGTGTCACCCACCTGTTTAATCGTGGTTGGTATAAGGATTGCAGAGGATAAAGGATTGACCCCTACAATAGCGATCCCGTCACTATAATCGTGCATCCGTAGCTCTAAGGGTGGCTGCCCATCCTGCCCTGCGTACCAGCGATCAAAACATCGTTCAGCGAATAACAACAGGCAATAATCCCCAATTGCGGCGGGGTAGGCGGTGTAACTCCCACCACCTTGCAGCGTGAGTACGGGCACATCGACAAACTCGGGTAGCGGGATAGATACCCCGTCGACCAACCGGGCGATCACCGGCTGGCAATTGATGGTTGATCCGTTTACCCCTGTCACCTTGGCGATGGTGGCCGTATGGACGTTTGATAATGCCGTGGCAATGGCTGTCATTATCGTGTCGATCAATTGGTTTTTCGGCTCAGCCATCACAACACCTTATATTTCCCGGCAAGCATCCCCGTGCACTGTTGGGACCAATCCGCCCCGTAATTGTCCCCGGAATATCCGATCTCAGTGATCCGGTACGTTCCATTCATGTGGGGAGCGGTCACGGTTTCAAGCTGGCACAATCCGCCGATCTTGATCGTCGGATTCATCAGCGTTTCAAATGTCACTTTCTGCATCTCACGGGTGGGGGTGTTGAGTAACCCCGTCTCTGCACTCACAACGGGTATGTAGCTGCTTATAACCTCGTCGGCCTTGACGATGTATAGCTTCTCGTCATCGATGTACCACGTCGCCCCCGGTGGGATCGCATCGTCGATCAGCTTCATGGACGATCCAACCAACACACGCGGACGAATCAATGCTTGCTGCGCGGTGAGCTTCCCCTTGCCGGTGTTGGGCATATCGGACAACAGCGCATCGATGGGGGAGCCGCCCCGCACGGTTCGACTGGTGAAACTGTTGCGCAGATCGTAGCCACCGGAGAAACATTCCAATTCTGTCACCATGTCCGGCCCTTCGCGCCGGTTGGACCCTTTGAACATATTGCCCTTGAAAATCAAGCGCGGCGATCCGTTGTAACCAACTGCCAAAGAAACGGGTATATATTTTTGCGATTCGGCGTCTTTGACCAATGCGAGCCGGTTGGATTCCTGCAAATTGTAAATGCGGATCGTGGCTTTACTCTGCCCACCGCCGACCGTTTTATCCACGCCGAACACGATCCGCATCGGCGGATTGATCACTATGACGCGGGAGTCGCTGACTCTAACCGACAGCTCAAAATCGCGATTAAAGCGGGACGGGTGCGCCACGGATCGCCTCCATATCGGCGGACTCCACGAGATACAGCCCGCAACGCCCCGATGAAAAATCATCGATTCGGAACGGATCGATCCCGCTGTTGCTCAGGTCAAGCACCGTGAAATCAAAAGGGAAATTGCGCGATCTCATGTGGAGCACATCGGCACTTAGTTTGTAACCCGATGCAACAACGCCTTTATATTCGACGTTAACGAACCACATTTCGACCACGGGGAGGAATCGCAACTCAAGTGCGATCTCCGATTCCTCGAAAACAATCGTGTGGCGCTGGTGCGGTTCGTCGGTAATGTTTTCGATCTGGCGCATATCATCCCTTCACGATGTGGGTAAACAATGAGGCGTTAACTTCCTTACCTTCCTGCGCACCCTTGTCTGCCGGTTTCGCCAGTTGCCCATTGGTGCCGCGTGCCGGTTTCTTGATCTGGACAAACTGGAGATCGACAAATTGCAACTGTTGGACCTCGATACTAAACCCGGTACTGTTGCCCTCGTTGTCTGTTGTCGAGGTGAACGACGTGATCACCATATTGTCATGGCGACGATACGGCATATCGATAGAGATCACCGCCCCGGCGAAATAGTACGCCTCGATCACATCTAGGAACATTTCTTGCGGCGACTTCGACCCGGTGTCCTGGTTGCCCAAGTAATCGGCAGCCTGGACCCCAGCGGCCAGGATGGAATCCACCTTGG